GTTTGATGCTGGTGTTGTTGTGGGGAGTATCCTTTGAGTGTGAGTCAGTATTTAAATGGCAAGTTAACATCTCAGCATATTGAGAGCGCTGTTGAGAAGTTGATTAACGAGGGAAAAAAAGAGCTAAGGATGGTTTTGAATGGTAAAGAAGAAAACGCCGCCTGAGCAGGATATGAATACAGCTACAGTATTTCGATATGATTTGGTTCCGAGCTTTGAAGATGTGGGTCGGAACTTTTTGACGGCAAGGTCGGAACCTGGTAAAAACGGTCTTATGTCGTTGAGTTGCAATGATTTACGAGATGATGATGTTTGGCTGAGCGTTGCTGAGGGTCGGAACTTGTTGGGGATTACGGAGAGAGGTTTGCGCAAGGCTATTGCGTCGGGTAAGTATGTGGCAAAGCAGGTTGTTGGGAATGGCGGGCGGCAATATCGCATTTTGCTTGCTTCGTTGCCGATGGCTGCCCAGGTGCGTTATTGGCAAATGCGGTCTCAGGGTGATCAGGGGTTGAGTAATCGGGTTTGTGTTGAGGATACGGTACTGCCGGAATTTGAAAAAACGGTGGCGTTGGCGTGGGTGGATTTGCTGGAGATTTATTTGCGGACGACTAATGTGGAGTCTGACAAGTTGTCAGCTAAGAAGCAGTTTGTTGCGCTTTATAATCGCGGGGCTTTTCCGGAGATTTTCCGGGTTATCGGTAAGACAAGTTATAAAACGGTTGAGCGGAAGAAGAAGTTGTGGTTGGAGAGCGGGAAGGATTTTATGGCGCTGGCGCCACGTTATCGCCTTTCTAAAAGATCACGGACTGTAACGCAGGCTCAGGCAAGGTTTTTGTTGGCTGCCGCACTATCACCAAACCGATTACGAATATCAGAGGCAATTCGTGTTGCGCGCGACGATATGGAGCGCAGTGGTGTTCCGGCGACGCAGAGTGATAAAACTTTTCGCAGATGGTTGATAGACTGGAAAAATAGGAATTACGATGTGTGGCAGCTTTGTCGGTATGGCGAGAAGCGGCTTAATGATGTGGTGCTGCCTTATATACAAAGGGATTATAGCGCTATTGAGGTTGGTGACATTGTGGTGGCTGACGGGCATGTGTTGAATTTTGAGATTATTAATCCTTTTACCGGAAAGCCAAAGCGTATGACTTTGATTGTGTTGTTTGATATGAAAAGCAATTATCCGTTGGGTTGGGAAATTATGCCAACGGAAAATGTAAGCGCTATTGCGGCAGCTTTTCGGCGGGGGATTTTGCGGCTCGGTTTTGTGCCGCGGGTGTTTTACCTGGATAACGGTAAGGCTTTCAGAGCGAAGTATTTTAAGGGTGTTACGGATTTTAAGCAGGCTGGTTTAACCGGTTTGTTTGAGCGTTTAAACTGCAAGGTAATTCACGCCTGGGCGTATCACGGACAGAGTAAGACGGTTGAGCGGATGTTTGGCAGTTTCGGGGAGATGGAGCGCCTGGCACCTACTTATACGGGCACTTCGATAGCACACAAACCGGCGAGGATGATGCGCAATGAAAAATGGCATTTGAAAATGTGGCAGCGGGTAACCGGCGGTGCAACGCCAACGCTGGAAGAGGCGCATTGGATGATTGCTATGTGGTTTGCGCAGTATGTGAATCGGAAGCAGCAGGACGGGCATTTGAAGGGGTATAGTCCGGCAGAGGTTTTTGAGGCGGGTGTTGAGCGGGTAAGGCATTCTGATGATTTTGCGCTGCGTGTGAAGTCTAAAGCGGAGCTGGCTTATTTGATGATGTCGCAAAAGGTGACGAAGTTGTATCGCAACGGCATCCGATTTAACAATCGTTATTATTACAATGAGGCACTTTTTCCGTTTTCTAAAGAGCGTGACGCCAACCACTTTGTTATTCATTACGACATGGAAGATCCGGATTCGGTATTGGTTTTTTCGGAAGCGGGAGAGTTTGTGTGTGAGGCTTATTGTACTGACAAGGTGCATCCAGCTGCGGCTTATTTGGGAACCAGTGATGATGTGGCTGCACTGCAACGGCAGATTGAGCATAAACGGCATTTGGCAAAGGATGTAAAGAAAACAGCCAGGGTGTTTTTTGATAGTGTCGCTGATGATTTGCAGCGATTGCCGGAAGCGCCGCAGGTGAAACGGCAAGCGGTTAAAGCAGTTGAGGATCCGCCGGCGGTAGAGGTTGGCAATGTGTTTGTTGATGACACGCAGGAGGAACGGATTGTCCTGCCGCGTAGTGCCGGTACGCCGGTGAGTCATAAGCGAAAGATTTATTTGTTTGAAACAGATAAAAACGCTGATGAGCAGCGCAAAGCAGAGTGATTTAGATGTATTGTAAAAGCGCTTTGAGGCGCATTTAACCATCACTTAAAAGGGGAGATATGTTATGGATCGTTTAACGGGGGATCGGCAACAGGTTGTGTTTGGCGAACCGGTAAAGTGCAGCATTTGCGGCTATGAGCATTTTTATGCGGACACGAAGACGTGTTTTGATTGCCGAAGTTGTGAGATACGGATTGATCGCATGGCGGAGCGCAGTTTGCCTTCGGCTATTAATTTTCTGGAGCGGAAGTTAGCGGAGTTGAAGGCGGTTCGCATTAATCGTTCTGAAGCCAAGATGTTATAGTGACTCGGCGGGTTTCGGCGGCTTTGCCGGCGCCCGCTTTTTTTGGAAAGGGAGATGTTTATGAAAAGGATTTGTTGTAGCTGTGAAAAGTATTTGGGAAGCGTGCCGCCTTATGATGATGAGTCTGTTACGCATGGGTATTGCAAGAAGTGTTATGAGGCGCTGCGGAAAGAGTTGAAAAAGCTTGAAAAACGCAATAAGAAACGGAGGGTTTTATGAAGCGAGATGAGTTAATAGAAAGGTTACAATCGCTGCGGGAGTCGCAAGGGTTAACGCTGCGGAGTATTAGCAAGAGTTTGCAGATATCCGAGAGTGCGTTGTCGCAATGGTTAAGCGGTAAGTATCCGGGTGATGCGGACAGTATTGATGAGAAGATTGCGCATTACTTGCGCTTGAATGACGAGAGACGTATTGCGCCGCGGCGCCAGTTGAAGTTTGTGGAGACTACGATTGTTAAGAAGATTTTTGAGGTGGCGCGTTGGTGCCACCTGGATGGCGAAATGGGTGTTGTGTATGGGCAATCGGGCATCGGTAAAACTTATGCGGTGCGTGAGTATGTCAACCGAAATCTGGATGCGATTTTGATTGAGATAGACGACCGCTATGCAAACAAAACCGCTTTTGTGCGGGAGCTGCATCGCCGGCTTGGCGGTGACGGCAACGGTAAGTTGCAGGAGGTGTTAGATGTGGTTGTGGAGCGTTTGAAGTATTCCGGACGACTGTTGATTGTGGACGAAGCGGAAAAACTACCTTACCGAACGCTGGAGTTAATCAGGCGCTTACACGATTTTACCGAGATCGGAGTGCTGTTGGTGGGCATGCCGGAGCTGATCGACAATTTGCGTGGTAAGCGGCGGCAATACGCACAGATATACAGCCGCATTACTGTGCCATGCCAGCTAACGACTATTTCCTTACAGGATACCGAGCAGGTTGTGAAAAGCATTATTCCGAACGCAAATGGTTTGGTGAAGGTGTTTCACGAAAATTGTATGAATAGCATGCGGATATTGCGAACGCTGGTGCTGCGCAGTATTCGCACAGCGGAGATTAATGGCGGCGTGTTAGATGCGGGGATTATCCGCGAAGTCAGAAAGGGGTTGATCGCATGAAAAGCATAGCTCCGGAGACGAAAGAAAAAGTTATTGCGCTTTACGAAGCGAATGTGCCTTATCGAAAGATTTATGAGCTGACGGGCTTACAGCGCAATTGTGTGATTAGGCTGCTTCGGCTGGAAGGTAAATCTTTTAAACCGCGCAAGTTGGGCAGACCGCCGCTTGACCGAGGGTTAATTGAGAAGATGTTGAAGCAAATGGCGCTTAAGCCGGCAAAACAAACCTGGCGAGAGTTTTCCGAAGTGCACGGATATGAGGAAAATACGGTAAAGTTGGTTCGCCGGAATTTTATAAGGGGCAAGTATTCGGATGTTAAACTTCCCACGAATGGGAAAAGAGAGCAAAACAATAAGCAATACGACAGGGATTTTGTGGTAAAGTTTTTAACGGATCTGAAGCAAAAATCGCCTATACAAACCTGGAAAGAGTTTGGCGAAGCTTTTGGTTATGACAAAAACCAATTGTATTGGCTAAAAACGCAAATGGCGCTGGGTAAGTATGAAGATGTTGAAGGAGAAGTGGATGCCGCCTGGGCGTCCGGTAAATCTCCGGAAGAGATACGGCGTTCGTTGTCAGGTGATTCGCAGAAGACGATACATGATCCGCGTTCGGAAGCATGTAAGGCTTTATCGGTTTGCAGTCACGATACTTGTTATTTGCACAACCAGTGCCCGGCTTATCAGGCTTATAAAAACTACAGGGGGTCGGCATGAGCCTGCCTTATAACTGGATTCGGCGGATAAAAACGTTGCAAAGTGTGTTGCGTTTACCGGATGATGTTTACAGAGAAATGCTGGCACAATATGGTGTGGACAGCTGTAAAAAGCTGGATATTGGAAAAGCGCAAAAGCTGTGTGAAAAGTTGGAGTCGATGGCGGAAAACAGCGGAAAATGGCAGCGTTATAACGGAAAGTTGAAATACAGCGAACTGGAAGATCGCGGATTTCCTTACCCGACGGCAAAGCAACTGCGTATGATTGACGCCCTTTGGAAAGAAGTCAGTTTTATTAAAGATGAAAAAGAGCGCAGCAAAGCACTGGATAAGTTTGTAAAGCGCATTGTAGGGGTTGACAAGTTGATATGGATAGAACAGCCGCAAGTAAAAAAGCTGGTGAAGGCAATAAAACAAATGCGGCTACAACAAAAATACAAAAAGGAGCATTGCTATGGGAAAAGCAACGAGCCGGCGTAAACCGGATAATTTGAAGCCAGTTAAAACAATGCAGGAAGTTGATGATGCGTTGTTTCAGATTGCGCAATATCGCATTAAACTGAAGAAGATCGACGCTGAAGCGGAAGCGCAGATTAACATCATTAAAGAGAATGCTGCGCGCGAGGCAGAACCGATAAAAGCGGAGATCGAAAAACTGGAGAATGGCATCTTTGCATTTGCGGAGTTTAATAAAGATGATTTGTTCAGCAAGAAAAAATCGGTTGAACTGAATTTCGGGTTGTTGGGGTATCGCAAATCGACAAAGATTTCGATCAAGAAAACTACTTTGGAAAAGCTGAAGGCAGCCGGTTTGTTGGATGCAATTATTGTTAGAGAGTCGCCGAACAAAGAGGTGCTGGCGACCTATCCGGACGAAACGCTGAAGGCTGTAGATGCAAAGCGTATAACCGAGGACAATTTTTGGTATGAGGTAAAAGAAACAGCGGTAACCCAGCATGCGGCAAAACAGGTATCATGACAGTAAAAATAGAAGTGTTACAGATTTTGTTGTGTGACGGAAAATGTTACTTGAGCCATCGCAATGATACGGGAGAATTAAAACAATGTATTCTCCCGTTAGATAATGATTTAAATGAGCTTTTAAGTGAGCTAAAAATGTATGTAAACGGATCAAAAACAATATACCGCCGGCAAGTGAAGGGACAACTGCGGCAAGATTTTTACGAAAATGTTGATGCGGCTTTAAACGCAGCTTTTGCGGATTTAGATATGCGAACGGCTTTTCCGCAATGTGTTTTTGATGAACAGCGCTATTTGGGAATGGAAGAGATACTGTGTTTATGGCGCCAACGGCGGGATGCCAAAAAGTGAGGGTTGTTATGAAAAAGAAATGGTTGCAAAACATCACGGTGGATGATATGCCTAATGCCGATATGCGCATGGTCGCAGAGTTATGCGGTGTTGAGGTGGCAATAGAGCTGATGCGGCATTTAGGCGGTATTAATATTTACATTCCCAGAACCGCCGAAAAGGAATTTTTAAAGAAGTATGTAGTGGAGCGTTACAATGGGCATAACGCCAAAGAGTTGGCGATTGACCTGGGTATTAGCGTGCGCAAGGTTTTTAATATTTTAAACGAGAAGACCAAGCCTTCGGAAGACCAGCTTGGATTGTTCAACGAAAACGACAGGAGTAAAAAATGGCCGGATTAAAAAAACACAGCAAAAAAGCAACGTTTCCGGAAAACATGGACGACGAAAAAAAACACGTTATCGAATTTGAGGCAAAGGAAGCAATAGATGCGGAGACAGCGGCGCAAAAAAAAGAGAATGTGCTGTTTTTGGAAGTGGAGTGCCCTAACTGCCGCGCAAACCCTGGTGAGCCGTGCATTTGGGATAATGGCGACGTTTGTGAGTCGCGCAAACGGTTTTATCAAAAACAACGAGGTTGATATGCTGTTTATTGCAGACTTAAACGATAATCCGGGCAATGCTATTTTTGTAGTAACAGATTCGCTTTTTAATGCGCAATCTTTGTGCGACCGCTATTGCCCTGCAAAGGTGTTTGCTTTTACAAACAGGATTGAGTTTTTGATGGATAATACCAGAGAGCTGACCAAGATTGACCGGCAGACAATATCTTCGGTGCCGGCGGAATTTTTTATACGGAAAAAACCGCAACATCCGAATTAATGTGTTATGCGTTATCGATTAGACACCAGATATATTGTCATTCACACTGCGGCGTATGAACCGGAAGTGACGGTATCGGAGATCAACCGCTGGCACCAGGCACGCGGATTTTCGGAAATTGGTTATCATTTTGTGATACATCAAAACGGTGCCATTAGTAAAGGCAGGGCGCTTCATAAAGTAGGGGCGCACTGCCGGTGCCTTAATGCCATCAGCGTTGGAATATGTTTTACCGGTCACGGGGATATAAAACCGTTTACCGACAGACAATCGGACAGCGGTGTGCGGCTGTGTGCCGCATTGTTGCAGCAATATAACAATGTAAAAATAGACCGCATCATCGGTCATCGAGAAGTAAACGATTTGGTAGAGCGTAATATACTGCCGAAAGGATGTTTAACGAACAAAACCTGCCCGGGTTTGCTGGTAAACATGGCAGAATTTCGGCGCAAAGTGCTAATGCAAACCAAGCATATCATATCATAGGATAATACAATGGCAATCTTTTTTTTATTACTGTCGGCAATGTGCCGTTCTATTGAGCAAATTAAATGCTTCAGGGAAAGTTGGTCGTGGCTGCCGGCATGGCTATTTAAAAGCAACGGCAGGTTAAGCGCAGACGGTTATCATATTGTCAGCGGGATGCACTATTGGAGCATGTTTATGGCTGGTTATTACTGGCATGCAGCCGAATGGGCGCTGGCTTGGCTGCCAATAGCCTGGCTGTTTTACGGACAAACATCAAATATATTTTACCATTATATATGGATCAAACCGGATAAGCGCGACTATTTTACACGGACGATTTTAGGCAGATTGCTTCGCATTTTAATGAATACGTTGAGGGGGATGTAATGAAATCAAACGCCGGTATTGTTTTGTTTTTGTTAATATTTTTGAGCGGCGCACTGTTCGGCTATATGATATACGAACGGTTAAACCCTTTACCGCCACGGGCACCGGTGGTGGCGGATACGCTATTTATTGAGCTGCCTCAAAAACCGGACACGGTAGTTTTGGAACGCGTGAAATATCTTTATAAAACGATCGTTAAGGACACTGTTCTCAGGAAAACCGACACGGTTTATGTCGATCGATATAAAGATGTTTATCGTTCGGAAAAACATTTTCGTTTCCCTTATGTACAAAGCGAGGTAATCGCCTGGAGCGCTGCTCCGGTTGATTCGTTTCAAAACAAAATCGTTGTAAGTTGGGATGCGCATTATAGCGAGGTAATCTATCCGCAAATGCGTTTTCAGCTTGGGGTGCAGCGCCGACACGGGAGATGGGAAGGCTTTTTGCTTGGGCTTGCCACTGCCGGCGGGTTGGTATGGTTAACCAAATAAACAGAGGTCTGCGATGAACAAAGAGATATGCTGAAGCTGACCACGTTTTGGAATTGTAGGTATTGACTATTTAGGGCGATATGTTTAATTTGACAGAAAAAGGCAGGTGTTGTATGTTCACTAAAACATTTTTATTTGCAATGGTTTTTTCGGCAATGGTGGTCGGTTGTTTTTGCGCCTGGTTGGCAGCAGAAAAAAAGCGCAATGCGTTGGCATGGTTTGCGTTGGGTTTTTTGTTTAACTTTATTGCTTTGATTGCTTTAGCCGGCGCACCAGCCGCAACGCCAAAACAAGAAGCCTTTAAATTAGAGGATGATCGAAAAACCTGCCCGTTTTGTTATCACAAAAATTCCCACCTGGCAGATAAATGCGCTAACTGTGGAAGGGTTCTGATTCGCTAATTTTTTTTGAAAATTGCTGTTGATTTTTTACCAAAAGGAATTTATAATTAGTCAACAACTGTTCACTTAAAAGGATTATAGAAATGAACGATAAGGAACGTCTGATGCTCGATCAGATGGAGCGGATTGAAGCAGAATTACAGGTATTGTGTGGATGCATTAGCGGTGCCTGCGCATTGTTGGAGTCCGAGGGTTCGAGGGATGCTGTTGTGATAAGCAATGCTTTGCAGATTCAAATTCAGCGATTGTATGAACTGATTACAGAAGCAAGCAGAAACCCGGTTCGCTAACTTCCATCTAATGCCCAATCTTTAATTTCGTTTAGGATATGGCTTAAGGCTGTAGCCGACAGTCCCAAAAACGGGCGTTCCGGTATTTCGGTTTTTCGCCCGCGTCCAGCCAGTCCGCCAAATTGGTGAATGGCGGCATAACGCTTGTTGGTGCTGACCATGGCGAAATCCGTTCCCGATTCTGCCTGTATGCTGGCTGCCAATTCGCCTCTCATTTGCAATATTTTGCCGGGCCAGTATCCTTTTTTCTCTCGCTGTTGGATAGTGCTTTCGGCAAGCGGTTTCCAGGGACGTTTGTCCGGCGCGCGTTGTGTGGAAAAATTTTCTTCCACATCGTCCAGCATTATCTCGGCAATGTCGCGCATTACCGGCGATAAGGTGGACAATCGTTTTCCCAAAGCCTGTAATTGCCGGTTAATTTCTTCCGTATCAATTTTTACTTCGACAGGTTTTGCCATTTCAACTTTCCTTTAACAATGTTTATGATTAATTTTAAGGTATCTTTAAGCAGTATTGATGAAAGCCTCGTTAACGCGGTGAACCTCCCTGCCGTGCTTCCCCCAATCGTGGGGTTAGAGAGCTTGCGAGGGGAAACGGGAGTCCCTCGGCGAGGCTTTATTCTGTTTTGTCGAGAATAATTGTGCCTCGCTTTTTTAATCGGTTGACATCGTTTGGATTTGTGAGCCGCAGCGACTGCACAAACAAACCTTCACCGCTTTGGGTGCTTTTTATAACGGTCAAATAATATTGATCTCCCGACTTAATAAATACCAGCCACCGGTCTTCTTCCTGCAATACCAGTTCTGCATTTTCAATAATGTTTTGCAAGTTGCGATATGCATCAATCGTTAATTCCGGATGCGCAGCCTTGTTTTTTGCCAGCGTCTCGTTGCTAATGTAAGCGACGTGCGCGCTGGTTTTCAGTTGTTTTTGATACTCTTCCGGCAACACCGCAACGGGGAAGTTTTGCTTTAATTCCGTGTTTTGAAAAAAGTAATCGAACGCCGGACTGTTTATCATTTCGCTTACAAACCTTCTTGCTGTGTTGCGGTCGTAGCGCTCAATGCGAATTTGATAAGCTGCCTTACCGGGATTGTAGCCCCAGCCGGCATCCGGAACGATGCGAATATTTTTGCCTTTATAGGTAATGCGAATGCCGGTTGCCCGAATGGTATCTCCAAGGCTGTTTAATGGCTGGTCGGTTTCAAAAAGTCGCCCGGCGGAATCTTCTACGGTAAGATTTTTTTCGCGGATATCGCGCAGGCTTCTGGTTCTCACTCGGCAGCGGCAATTCCATCCGTTTGGCGGATAAAACGTTTCCCAAAAGGGATCGTCGTATTTATAAATTTTTCCGTTAAGCGCTGCATGGGATGGGCGTGTGCGTCTATCCATCACAGCTACATATTCCCAGTAAGGGCGCCTGTTTGCGTTTTCGATATGCCCTTTGTAGCGCCCGCTCATCATCGCTGTTTGCATGTTGACCCGATAAATGGTCTTTAAACGCCAGGGGCTGCCCAACAATACCGGCGTTTCCGGATCAACCGGCAAACCGTCGGGCCCAATGGTGTCCGGATCAAACCCGGGCACATCTTTGGCGAATACTTTTCCCCACCAGCCTTTTTTCTTTAGTGTTTGTTCTATGTTTTTGCGAAACTCCGGAAAGGTTTGTCCTTGCTCTATCGCTTCTTGAATTGCTTCCCGGATACTTTCCAAAATATCCAACTTCATTGCTTTTGCGACCGTAAAGGCACGGGCGTTTGATTGCTGCCAGACATCCTGCCAGTTCCACGATATGCGGTAGCCTTTATTGCTAAAATAAGCAATCACTTCTTTCGGCGGAAGATTTATAATTTCGGTGATGTTAATTTTTTCCGGCATATTAAACTTCTCTTACCTGCATCAATACGTCGAATTGATAGATGTAACCATTATTGGTAACGATCTCAAAAGAGATCTTATACTTTTTTGAGCTATCGCCGCCTTTTACGACGGCGATAACATTATTGTTTGTCACTGTCGGACTTCCATCGATGATATCGGCAGAGACATCCCGTTGCGATTCGTCGAATGCTTTTACCGACGACGTATTGATGCTGTCATCCGTTAGCACGCTGGAAAAATCCACACTGATAGGGAATTTTTCACCGGGTTGTTTATTGAATTTTTCCATTGCCTTATTGTTGTTTTGGTTGAATGGTCACTTTCAGCGTTTCACCGTCTTGCAATGTTCTGGATGTGCTTAACGCTACAAATGCGATTAGCAGCCCGCTGTTGTCGGAGCTGGTTGCCAGCACGGCGTGTGTTACCGGGCCCCATGATCCACCGGATGCGGTGAAGGTTACTTCCTTGCTGGTTAATTGCCAATCGCCGGCATCCAGCGCCAGGGTTGGCCAGCCGACCGTGCTGCGCTCAATTTCTTGGGCGGCGTAGCCATTACCTACCGGCTCTCCGGTCAGATCCGCAAGTGAGTCGGTTTCCAGCGGTGTATCGTTGTATAATCGGCAATAAAAAGTTGTCGGCGCGTTTTGTCCCCGATAGTAAACATCTAAAATATTATTTTCGCCTTCGTCAGCCAAAGCATTTGGCACCTGTGTTTGCCGCCAGATCACATTGCCGTTGGCGTCCAGGTGTTCTATTGTCCAAAGCTGCCTGAAAAGAAATGCATGCCGGAAGTGCTTTATTGCGCGCTTTAAGGCATTGCGCAAGCTTTGTTCGATGAAAAGAAACATCACAAACATTCTGATCCGATTGATCAGCGATTTAAAATGACGAAAAATGGAACTCATGAGAACTTCTCCTTATAAATTGAACATGTTGTTTGGCGAAATGGTGTTGTGCGCCCGGATAACAATATTCCGCTTGCAGTGTTTTTTTAAAGTTGTTCGACACTTTTTTGTCAAAACGATATTGCGGTTGCATATCGATTTTTTTTAAAACCAGCTTTCCACATTCAAAAAAGACTCTGTGAGTTACCGCAAAATCGTTTGTTTGCAAGGGATAACAATATTCTGTTTGCAATATTTTTTTAAAATTACTCGCCAGGTTTTTATAAAAATAAAAGCGCGGCAAAATGATAAATTCTTCAAATATTTCTGCAATGCCGACACCCTGGCTTTGCAGGAAGCTGAGCAGCTCGGCAAAAGCCTGTTGATCCGCTCCGGCGATGCCCTGGCTTTGCAGGAAGCTGAGCAGCTCGGCAAAAGCCTGTTGACCCGCTCCGGCGATGCCCTGGCTCTGCAGGAAATTGAGCAGTTCGGCAAAAGCTTGTTGATCCGCTCCGGCGATGCCCTGGCTCTGCAGGAAGTCGAGCAGCTCGGCAAAAGCCTGTTGATCCGCTCCGGCGATGCCCTGGCT